ACCAGTGTACGCATACACACTAATCAGCGATCAATCTGTAGCTGATGAGTTAATGAGCGCAACGTGTAAGCCTACCGTATTAAACGGCCAGTACCTATTCACTGGCCTGCTAGACGGTGGCGAGCACATCACGAAAGAACAAGCTATTGAGTGGAAGCTAAAATATGCGCCTCCTGATTCTGATTCTATTGCTTAGTGGGTGCGCTCACACACCAACGTTCACTGATAGAACTCTATTGGTGCGCGTTGTCATATCTGATGATAATCTGTACATAGGAGATCAGAGAGTAAAAGCAACGGCTAATCCGCTTTCTGTGCCATGCGTGATAACGATACAAAGAGATTTTTACGCCGATGATGTTATCGCTCATGAATTTAGACATTGTTTTGAAGGGTACTGGCACGACCTAATACAAAGCCCGCTAAGCCGCGATGAATTGAACGCGGCCTATGAGTCACATGTCACTAGAACGCAGCCTAGAGGCGTTGAAAATGGCTTATAGGGAGGGGGCATTGGCAAAGTATCGGGGAAATGTCAAGGGACTGACGTGGGTAGCCAGTTTTTTACATGCACAGTTGAAACATCCAAGTGTTACATTATAACATTCAAAGAAAAAGGGGGCGTTATGGCTAATCCAGCAAAGCCAACAGCACTTAAAGAGCTTCATGGTACAGCGCATAGAAACAAACAAAGGCAAAACAAAAAGGAACCGAAGACTACCAAAGGCATCGGGCCTGCGCCTGAGCACTTTAACGAATTGCAGGTGAAGACGTGGGACTATATCGTTTCAATCATGTTCCCTGGTGTTATGTGCGAGGCGGACCGAACCACGATGGAAGTTCTAACAATCCTATTCTGGCGCTTCCGTTATGGCGAATATGAGAAAGATGCGGTTATTCCGGCCTTAACTGCTGCTGAGCTTGGTCAACTGACAAAAATGCTCAGCTTGTATGGGATGACGCCATCGGATCGGACAAAGATTGTGCAAGATAAAAACGATGATAAAAACCCGTTTGAGACTGTTTAATGGATAAGAATTATTCAGAGATTTGCGATAACTACGCTGTTGAAGTCGTAGAAGGCGAGGTTTCGGCCAACAAATACATTCAGGCCGCATGTAAAGAGCACTTAGCGAACAAGAAAAAGCGCATTGACCCCGACTATCCCTATGAATACGACGAGCAAAAGGCGTTCTCTGCCTGCCGTTTTATCGAATTGCAGTATCATACAAAAGGGAAATGGGCGAACCAAAAGGAGCATTTAATACTTCAGCCTTGGCAGGTTTTCTTTATTTGCAATGTTTTCGGCTGGGTTCGCAAACGTGATGGGTTGAGAAAATACCGAGAGGCTTTCTTGCTGGTGCCAAGGAAAAACGGCAAGTCGGCCTTATCCGCTGCTATCGGACTTTATATGCTTTGCGCTGATGGTGAGTATGGCGCAGAGATATACACAGGCGCAACTTCTGAAAGGCAGGCAAAAGAGGTCTTCACTCCGGCGCAGGTAATGGCGCGAAAGAATCCGGCCATGACTTCTCACTATGGAATCATGGTCAATGCGTCGAATCTATGTATTGAAAAAAACGGCTCTAAAATGGAACCTGTTATTGGCAATCCGCCGGACGGTTCTAGTCCATCGTGCGCGATTATTGACGAGGTTCACGAACATAAAGACAGCCGATTGATTGACACAATGATCACAGGCATGGGGGCAAGGGAGCAACCATTGGCCCTGTATATCACAACGGCGGGTTTTAACGTGTCCGGCCCCTGTTATTCAATGCAGATTGACTTGCAGAAGCAGCTAGAAAAAGCCATTGAGCGTAACGACCGCCAGCTTGCCATGATTTACGGAATAGATCAGGGCGACGACTGGACAGATATAGAGGTGCTGAAAAAAGCAAACCCTAATTTTGACGTGTCCGTTTCTGCTGACTTCCTTGAGGCCCGTCTTTCGGATGCTAAGAGCAATGCCCGAAAACAATCAGCATTTAAGACAAAGCATTTAAATATCTGGTGTGGCTCGCGTGAATCGTTTTTCAATGTCGAAAAGTGGCGAGCTTGCGGAAACGACAATCTGAAAATATCCGACTACTACGGGCGGCCTGCTTTTGTAGGAATGGACTTGGCAAGCCGTGTCGATATTGCGGCGCTGGAAATTTATATTCCCGGTGATGGTGATGAGCCTGCCGCTCGATTCGGTAAGTACTACCTTCCTGAACGACAAATTGAAGAAGGCAATGAATCCTACCGGGCATGGGCTTCGGATGGCTGGATTACGGTAACTGATGGCGAGATTATCGATTTTGCAGAGATTAAAGAGGATATTCTGGAAATCTGTTCGCTGTTTGAAGTTCACGAGCTGGGATACGACCCGCACCAGGCAACAATGCTTGTTACTGAGCTAATGGCGGAGGGTGTTCCGGTCGTTGAAGTTAGGCAATCTGTAGCAAACTTCAGTGAGCCTATGAAAATGCTTGACGCTATGGTAAGGTCTGGTACGTTATATCATAACAATGACCCCGTTATGACTTGGATGATGTCTAATGTGACCGCTCAAGCCAATGCAAAAGACGAGGTTTACCCACGTAAAGAAGTGGATGAAAATAAAATTGATGGGGTAGTAGCTTTGCTTATGGCACTGGGACGATCTCAAAAGGAGCGCGAATTGACAGTTGATTTCAGCAACTTGCTAACGGTGACATTGTAAATGGCGTGGTATAAGTTCGGCTTTGGTCGCGGTGGTGATAGTGTTCATGTTGGCACTCAATCAGCATTGCCAGCTACTAGAACAAAGAATGTAACCTTCGATCAGGCCATGTCTGTCTCCGCTTGCTGGGCGGCTACTCGCCTGCTTGCTGAAACTGTCGCAGCAATGCCTATCCAGTGCTATACGCGAAATATTGAAACGAACGTAAAGTCCCCGCGCACTGATTATGATTTATGGAAGCTACTAAATTACAGCCCCAACCGATACCAGACGCGCACAGAGTTTATCGAGCAATTAATGTTAAATCTAGTCACATGGGGCAATGCCTACATGGTGATAGAGCGCACTTCGCGCCGGATTACTTCATTGCTTCCTTTGCCAGCGTCACAGGTTGAAGTTGATCTTCTCGATGATGGCTCGAAGGTTTACCGCTACACCACAGCTAATGGAAATATCAAGGTTTACGCAGAAGAAACTATTTGGCACGTAAAACTTTTTGGCAATGGCATTGTCGGTCTTTCCACGCTGGGTTATGCGTCCAACACTATTGGAATGGCAATAGATCAATCCAATAGATCAGCGGAACTGTCGGCCAATGGCGGCAAAACGAACGGCGTACTGACAGTTGACCAAGCATTGTCAGACGCTCAGAGAAAACAAATCAAGGAATCTTTTGCAGGCTTGCAATCAGGAAATCAGGCTCAGTTATTTGTTTTAGAGGCTGGATTTAACTACCAGCAAACCAGCCTCAGCCCTGTTGATATGGAGCTGCTAGAATCGCGCCGATTCAGTATTGAAGATATTGCGCGTTTTTATGGTGTGCCCTCTGTTTTGATTAACGATACTGCGAGCGGAACAACATGGGGTAGCGGTATTGAACAGATCAATATGGGGTTTTATAAATTAAACCTAAAGCCCTATCTAGAGCGCATTGAATCAAGCATTAAGCGTCATTTGATGCCGCGATCTGATTGGGAAAGCATAGACATAGAGTTTAATTTTGACTCTCTACTCCGCGCTGACAAATCAACACGACTGGACGCGCAAGCTAAGGCTGTGAACGCCGGACTGCTCAAGCCGAACGAGGGCCGCGCAGAAGAGGGTCTTTCGCCTGCTGAAGGTGGCGATAATATTTATTTAAATGGTACGCTGGTTCCCGCTGGCACTCAGAACAGACAAGTACAGGCAGATACAAATGGAATATAAAGAACTAAGCCTTGGTAAATGCGAGGTCAAAATGGGAGCGGAAAACTCGCTAAAATTTAGCGGGTATGCCTCTGTTTTTGATGGTCTGGATTCATACGGCGACACCATTAAGCCTGGTGCGTATAAAAGAACAATCGCGGATCGTGATCGACCTATCCAGCTGCGCTGGAATCACTACGGACCAGTCATCGGTAAGTTTACTGAGATTTACGAGGACGAGAAAGGGCTTTTTGTTTCCGGTGAGCTAACCAAGGGGCATTCTGTGGCGGAGGACACCGCCGCGCTGCTGAAACATGGTGCCATTAGTGGTATGTCGATTGGCTACGCAGTACGAGACTCAGAACAAGATGGCGTTGTTCGTGTCCTGAAAGAAATTGATCTGTTTGAGATTTCCATTGTTGAGACTCCAGCAGACAATAACGCGCATATTGATAGCATAAAAAGCGCTACAAAATTAAAAGACGTCGAACAGGTTTTACGTCAAAAAGGATTTTCACAAAAAGAAGCTACAGAGATTGTGGTGACGGTGAAAAAGATTCACGGTGAGCGTGAAGAGCAAAAACAGGCTGAAGAAAACGCAGCCGCAAACTTAAAATTTTTAAAAGAATTTACGGAGTCATTATGACAACTGAAAACGAATTCAAGGCCGCGCTCTCCGAGTTACACGGCAAGATCGAAGAAAAAATGCAGACTGTTATGGATCAGTCCGAAGCAAAAGGCGCTGAATATAAAGCCTCAATTGCTGAGCTGGATGCCGCGATTAAATCTCTGAATGATGAGATTGCAGAGCTGGCGCAGAAGTTCGGCACCAGCCCAGACGAGATCGAAGGCAAGGCGTTCGGCGATCAAGTGCTGGAAGCGGCTGGCATTAAGTCTTTCATCGCTGGCGAAACCACTCGCGGTCGCGCTGAAATCAAAAATACCATTGTGAACTCTGGCAATGCTTCTTCACAGCATGACCAGTTGCCTGGTGTTGTGCCTGGTGCGTTCCGTCAGCTTACGGTAATGCCTACGGTAATGCAGGGTTCCGCGTCTTCAAATATCATCTACTACTCAAAAGAGCTGGCATATACCAATGCTGCAGCGGCAACTGATGAAGGCGCATCGAAGCCTGAAAGCACGCTGACTTTTGAAGAAGTGAATGTTGCTGTTAAGACCATCACAACCTATCTTCGAGTGTCTAAGCAAGCGCTGAGTGATTCAACCTTCCTGTCTTCATACATTGAGCGCCGATTACGCCATGGTGTGAACACTGCCGTTGAAAACTATGTTATCAACGATACAACGGATGGCTGGCTGGCGACTGGCAACAATACTACTACCAGCCCTCTGCTGACTGTTGATGTTTATGGCCTGGCTAACAAGATGAAAATGGAAGTTATCGCGGCTGAATACGAGCCTAGCTACTTCTATATGAATCCGAAAGACTGGGGCGATGCAGAAACCACGCGCCGCGCGGCTGGCGACAATGCGTTTATCGCGGCCTCTGGCGCTGTTAGCTACGTCAACAATGGCTTGACCGCTCTGTTATGGGGCTTGCCTGTTGTGCTGTCAAATAACGTTCCAGAAGGAACTATTATTTGTAAGTCCTATGAGGCTGACATGTACGCGAACCGTGAAAGCACGATTGTGGAAATGTTTGAGCAGGACGGCGACAACGTGACTAAGAACCTGGTTACTGTTCGCGCTGAAACTCGCGGCGCTGAGCTGGTGTTTACTCCTGCGGCCATCCGTACCGGTGACATTAGCGGGATCACTGCGAGCTAATCTAAAAGGGGCGGCTAACATAGCGCCCCTGCTTTTGAGGTGAATATGTACACAGCAACAAAAGATTTTAAAGCCTACGCCGTGGGCGATGTTAAAAAAGGGCAGGAAGTGCCTTTCAATAAATGCTGGCTTGATGCTGGAATGATTGTAGAATCAAAACCAGAGCAAAAAAAAGAAATCGAAACAAAGCCGCAGCCTGAAAATAAAATTCAGACTAAGAAAAAGGGCAAGAAGTGAAATATCAAGTTGATGTAATTGCGCCACCTACCACGGAGCCAGTGACGCTTGGCGAGGCAAAAGAGCAATTAAGAATTGAGGCTTCTTTCACTGAAGAAGACAGTCTTATTTCGGCACTTATATCAACAGCCCGCGAATATTGCGAGGCATTTTGCAATCGGTTTTTCACTGAGCAGGATATTATTATCCGTTTTTCTGGCTCTATTCCGGCTGAGTTAATCCTTCCGTTTCGCGGCTTGTCTGTTACTGCTTCTTCATACATTGATGACGACAAAACAGAGCAGCCTTACCCGTTGGCCAAACTTTTTTTAGACCCAAATACAAACACGGTCTATTTTGACGAGCCAAAAAGCGCAAAAAGTTATAATATAACATTAACAACCAGCGCACCTTCTGATTTAAGCAGGGTTAAGGACGCCATAAAAATGATTGTGGCCGATATGTACGAGCACAGAACAGAGCAGACAGGAGGCATTAAGCTGGAAGAAAATAAGGCGGTAAAAGCCCGCTTATATGCTCTGCGTGACGGGCTGGGAATATGATTAAGTACCGACCTGGTGAATTGGATCAGCGTATAACCTTTCAGTCCAAACAAAGATTATCGGACGGTATGGGTGGTGCCGCTGAGTCATGGGTCGATATTGACACTACCCCGACAGTCTGGGCGCACACACGACCAAAGACGGGCAAGGAGTCGTTTGAGGCAGATAGAATCGAGGCAAGCGCCTATATGGTTTTTGTCATTCGAAATCGGTCGGATTTGCTGGAGTCGATGCGGATCGTATGGGATGATATCCCTTATAATATTCGCTCAATAAACCAGAGCAAAAAACGCGCAATGTATTTAGAGATCGAAGCCGAGCGAGGCGTGGCGCAGTGAGCAAAGAGACAACGATTGTTGGCATTGATGAGATTAACGAATTGCTGGGCGATATTTTGCCACGCCATGCTCGCAATCTGTCACGCTCGTTTATACACGGTATTGCGTCAAGAGTAGCAAGAGAGGCGAAAAAGAAAGCGCCAAAAGACACAGGCAATCTAAAAAAATCAATCAAGGCAAAGCGCAGAAAGTCGCCACCTGGCAAGCCTGTTTCTGACGTAACGGTACGCCGTGATGATAATGTAGATGGCTTTTACTGGCGCTTTGTTGAATACGGCACAGCAGGCAACAATCCCCAGCCAGCAAGGCCGTTTTTAGAACCAGCCAAGCAAGAAGTTGCCGCAAACATCGAAAAAATAGCGGATGAAGTTTTTACACAGAAGCTTGCTGCCGCTGTTAAGCGTGAAAAGAAAAGGCAGGCTAATCAATGAGCGGTTTTAGCGAGGCGGTGCAAACTGCCATTTATCAGAAGCTAACAAGCAATGCTGCTTTAATGGCAGAAATAAAAGGTGCTTATGACAGAGTTCCGGAAGGCAATCAGGATAATGATTTTCCTTTTGTTGTTGTCGGCGATGATTCAGGCTCTAGCTTTGATACTGACACTGAAATTATGATGACGTTTAGCGCAAATATTCATACTTGGTCGCGCTATGGCGGGCGGGCAGAATGCAAAAAGATACAGGGCTTGATTTATGATACCTTGCACAGGCAGAATTTATCATTCACTGGTTTTGATTTTGTAAACATCAATCAGGAAACTGTACAAAGTTTTTTGGATAATGACGGGCGCACAACTCACGGCGTTCAAACTTTTAATTTAATAATCGAAAGGACTTAGAAATGGCTAACATTTCCCGCGACTTGCTAATCAAAAAAGGTGCCACTCGCCTAGCTGGTATTAATTCAAAATCCATTGCTGTGGCAAAGGAGGCGATTGACATTACTACGGACGAAGATAACGGCTTTCGAACTCTGGCAGAAGAAGCCGGAACGAAAACCCTGGATATTTCATTCTCAGGCGTGACAAAAGACGCAGTATTGCGCGGCCTAATTATGACGGGCGGGTCACAGCTTTATACTGACCTGACTATTGAATACCCACCACTAGGAGGCCAAACCACTGGAGACAGTATTTCAGGTGATTTTTACCTGAACGGCCTGACTGAAAACGGCGGCGGATCTGATGGTGCTATTGAATTTGACGGTACTTTGCAATCTTCCGGTGAGTGGACTTTTACGGCGGGTAGCTAATGAGCGTATTTAAAGAAATCACATTAGGTTTCAAGGGCGAAGAGGTTAAAGTACAGCCTGGTCAAGTTATGCGTTTGATTGCTATGGTTGAAGACGTTATCTCTTTGCAGGATTTAATGAACGGCCCGAAGCTATCAAAGCTGGCAGAGGCGTACACCGTTGCGCTTAACTACGCTGGTGCTTCCGCGCAGACCGAAGAAGTTTACGAGTCATTATTCGGTGAGGGCGGCGCTGGCAATGTTCAGGCGTCAATCACCACGCTGATCACAATGATGCTTCCGCCAAGCTCGTACAGTGCAGGCGAAGATCCAAAAAAAAAGTAAGCGAACAAAGCGGCTTGATTAAGTCGCTTTATCAGTCGGCGGTGTCTTTAGGGCTTCCGCCTTCTGAGTTTTGGAGCATGTCTCCCACAGAGTTTTGGTGGTGGCTGGAAGTTAAACGGCCTGACATGTTTAAAAAATCGCAGTTTGATAGACTGCTAAACCTTTTGGATAATGGGTTCTAATGGCTGAATCAGATATTTTTGTTCGTTTTGGTGCTGACATTGGCCCATTAAAAGAAGGTGCCAAAAAAGCAGGCCAGTCTATTTCAGAGGTGGGCGCAAAAGCCCGACAATCTGCAAATGACATTGGAAAATGGGGCGCTGCGGCTGCTGCCGCTGCTGCCACAGCTTCAGTTGCGCTTACAAAATCTGTCGCTGAATCTGCGCGGGAAATTAAAAACCTTTCCGCTGTTGCTGGTATTTCTACAACAGAATTTCAGAAAATGGCGGCAGGGGCAAAAACGGTTGGCATTGAGCAAGAAAAGCTGGCTGATATTTTTAAAGATGTCGATGATAAGGTCGGTGATTTCATGCAGACGGGCGCTGGCCCGCTTGCTGATTTCTTCGAGAATATCGCGCCGAAAGTAGGGCTTGCAAAGGATGCTTTCGCGGGCTTGTCTGGCTCTGAATCCTTGCAAAAATATACGGACGCATTAGAGCAAGCTAATGTTTCTCAGTCTGAAATGACTTTCTATCTTGAAGCCATTTCCAGTGACGCAAAAATGCTCCAGCCATTGCTTGAAAATGGCGGCGAAGGGTTCCGTAAAATGGGCGTCGAGGCTGAAAACTTAGGCGCTGTTTTATCCGGCGCTGACATTGCCCAGCTAGAGAATCTGAATAAAGCCATTGATCAGGGCGAGCTTGCATTGTCCGGCATGGCAAATACAATCGCTGTCGATCTATCCCCTTATCTGGTCGAAATAGGCGAGAAAATATCAGACTTTACTTCTGACACTCAAAAGATGGATGATATAGTTTCATCATCGGTTGAAGGTATAGCGCAGGCGGTCGGAGTAATGGCCAATGCTTGGCGCGGTGTCGAGGTTGGCGCGCAAGGCGCTGAAGTTGCGTTTGATGCAGTAAAGGCCGCAGGACTGGCTGTGTTCTCCTCGCTGGTGGACGGGGTTGATATTGCCCGCGTCACAATTCTATCTAATATCAATGGGATCATTTCAGAATTAAATGCCATTCCTGGTGTTGATATCGCCCAAATAGCACTCGGCGGCGAATCGTCACTGGCGGCGAGCATTCGAGCGCAAGCAGCAGAGGCCAATGCGGCGCTCACTCAGTCCCGCGATGAGTTGCACAATATAATGATGGCTCCTTTGCCATCTGAAGAAATCGAAACCTTTTTAGAATCCGTTAGGATGAAAAACGAGGCTGAGCGATTAGAGTATGTGACCCACAAGCAAAACCTCGCAAGTATAGATGAGCAAGGAAAGGCGGAGGCGCTTTCTAGGGAGCAAACATTCGCAAATGCTATGAACTCCATATCATCCACGTGGACGCACGCCGAGACTGACGCCGTTGCTGGCATGTTTGGCAATCTTTCTACTCTTATGCAGACTGAAAACAAGCGCATGTTTGATATTGGGAAGAAAGCCGCCCAAGCCCAGACCGTTGTCAGCACATACAGCGCCGCTCAAAAAGCCTATGAGTCATTAGCTGGAATTCCCGTTGTTGGCCCAGGGCTTGGTGCCGCTGCTGCCGCTGCCGCTGTTGTTGCGGGTGGTGTCAGACTTCAGGCCATTAATAGCACAAGTTTCGGCGGTTCTAGCTCAGTATCCGCTGGCGGTGCTGCTGCCGCGCCTGCTGCCTCTGCCGCCCCCGCTGCCGCGCCTGAACCTGAAAGGACTGTAAGATTGGAATCATTAGACCCATCATCTTTATTCACTGGCCAAACCGTTACAAACTTAGCGGAACAGCTGGTAGAATTGCAAAATGACGGTTTTAAATTGGTGGTTTGAATGAGTATTTTTATCGGATCGGCGCTTGTTCTAACTGAGCAAGCGGCGGGGGAAATTGAAAAGGACTTCGGGATACTTGCTTATAACAATATTCTGACACCTTCAAATATCACGGCCACTAGCGAAACAATCCAAAATCCAATAACAAACGTCACGAATCCGGCGACCGCTTTTGTGTGGAGCGCTTCGGATGCCTCAACGCAGACAATCACTATTAATTCAGGCGGTAGCGAGGTTGATTACATAGGAATTGCTCGACACAATTTAAACCAGCCAGGGTTGACGGTTGAAGTTCGCTTTAACGGGGTGACTGTATCTCAGCCAGCGCCAGTATCAGCTACACAGGCGATTCTATACGCGCTGAATATTGCCACGCCAACAACGGTCGAAATTGTTATATCAGGCGCTACAGAAGCCCCTAAGATCGGCGTTATCTATGTCGGAAAGTCACTACGGCTACAGCGCAAAATATATGTCGGGCATACTCCGATAACTTACGGACGAAACAGAAAGACAATCAACGGGATGAGTGAAAACGGGCAATATCTAGGGGAAATTGTTGTACGAGAAACAAATAAAACGTCAGTATCTCTAAGCAACTTAACACCAGAATGGTATAGAAATCAGCTTGATCCATTTATTGCTCTCTCACCCCGTCCGCCTTGCTTTTTCGCTTGGCGACCAGAAACCTACGGCGGTGAGGTTGGTTATTGCTGGGTATCTGGCAATCCTCAGCCATCAAATCAGCGCAGCAATGGCATGATGGAATTTAGCATGAATCTAACGGGCATAGCATGACAGAAAAAATTGATTTAATTGAAATTGATTTAGACCGCTGCTCAAATAGTTACGGGCAAGCCCCTTGCTCTGCGTCAATTCCTGCTACGGGTGAAATAAAGTGCTTTAACTGCTGGGCAACTTGTCAGGACAAGAACAATTACAGCAAAGAAATTGTCACGGCCAGATACTCAACATCAAGCGCCAAGATACCTGCTGGCATTGATGCTATTCCAAGTATTGAGTCTATAAATATCCGTCCGGCTAAGCTTGAGCTGGGCGAGTCTATCGGGGTTCGCGCTTCGATTGATATTAAATTTATTGACTCCCGCTATCCAGACACAGGGCCGGAGGGTGATAGATATCTGGCTGACAGGGATTACGATCCGTACCAGCGCGGAACATACTTCGGAAAGTTTCGCGCTCGCTGGCCGTTTATTCAGAATTCAAATATCAGACTGATTCGCGGCGACACTTCGCAGTCAATCGCGCAAATGGAAACAAGGCACTTTATTATTGATTCCGTTGCTGGTCCTTCAACGTCCGGCACTTTCAACATTAAATGCAAAGACGCCCTACAGTTGGCTGACGGTAAAAAAGCACAAGCGCCGCTCATTTCAAATGGCGCGCTACTATCTGCAATTGTAGCGGGCGACACTTCCGCAACACTAACCCCGCCCGGTATTGGAGACATTGAATACCCAACATCCGGCATTGCTCAGATAGGAGGCGAGGAGGTTGTCAGTTTTACACGTTCGGGCGATAACCTGACAATCACTCGCGGCCAGTACAACACAACAGCAAAAGACCATGATGCAGACTCTCGGTTCCAGGTCTGCTTGCAATATAGTCCTCAGTCTGTCACGTCAATCATTGAAGACCTGTTGATTAATTATGCTAACGTGCCCACTGAATTCATCCCCTCAGCTGACTGGGCGGACGAGGATTCGGTTTATATTGGTCGTAACTATTCTTCACTAATCGCAGAGCCTACCGAAGTCAATAAGTTGATTAATGAGCTTTTAGAGCAAACCGCGAGCACTGTTTGGTGGGATGATATAAATAAGCTTCTAAAATTTAGGGTTCTTCGCGCTGTTGATTCCGGCGCGCAGCTTTACGATGACAACGTGTTAAAAGCTGACTCGTTTAATTCAAAAGATCAGCCAGATAAGCGAGTTTCTCAGGTTTGGACGTATTACGGGCAGATAAACCCTTTGGAAAAACTGGACGAGCAAAAAAACTACGCAACAACACTCGCCACGATATCTCCTGAATCTGAATTGAACTTTAACGGCGTGCCAAGCATCAAGCGCATTTTTTCGCGCTGGATAACAGATACAGGAAGGGATGCGGCGGAGCGCCTGAACAATCTAATACTATCCCGCTACACTACGCCGCCAAGGCTAATAAGTTTTGATCTCCATAAGGACTCATCAATTATTGCGCCTGCTCTTGGTGGTGGGTTTAATGTTAAAAGCTGGACAATTCAGGACGCCACAGGCGAGCCTGTTTCGGTTCCTGTTCAGGTTGTGCAGTCAAAATCAACTGACACCCAATACTCAGTGCTGGCTGAAGAAGTTTTATATGAATCCTCAGTCGCGCCAGAAGATCCAAATATAAAAAATGTATTCATCGACACAGACAAGGAAAATCCAAACTTTAGAGACTTGTTCAACTCTCAATTTTCAACACTTAACAGTGGTGATACCGCCGTATTTACAATAGAAACCGGAATAAATATTGGCTCAACAACCACTAGCAGGCCAGCTTTTGATTTTGGGTTATGGCCAAATGACGTCACGGTAAAAATTGTTAATCGTGGCCTAATCGCAGGCAAGGGCGGCATGGGCGGCAATGGTGGACAATCAACAATAACCTCCTTTAACTCTGGAAGCTCAAGCAATGGCGGCAACGGTGGCAACGGTGGCGCTGGCGTTGATTTCAACACCCTTTCCGGCTCTCCAGCTGTTGTTATCGAAAACGAGGGAATTATTGGTGGTGGTGGCGGCGGCGGCGGCGGTGGTGGTGGCGCAAGAGGTCAAATTGAAATTGATTCAGACTTTGGAGAAAACGTATACGCTGCTTGCTCCGGTGGTGGTGGCGGTGCGGGGCCGTATATTAGCGGCGGCGGAGTCGGCGGGAGTGTTTCTATTCCTTCCGATACTGCTAACGAGTCATACAAATCAAGACAGGGCGCCAATTCATCATCCTCAACAGCTGGACAGCCTAGCAATGGCGTTGGTGCTGGGGGGGCGCTTCCACAATTTCCGGTGTATCTTCTGGGGGGATATGGTTCGGTGTCAGGCGGAGTTGGCGGCAATGGGGGTGGTATTGGCGTTGCCGGATCTTCTGGCGGTGGCGGATCAGCAACTAATGGATATGGTTCATCTGGCGGCGCAGGTGGTCAGCCAGGCGCAGCTATCAATAAGCGTGGCTTAACTGTTACAATAAACAACACAGGCACCATAGCTGGTGCTGTAATTAACTAGGAGTTTTTATGGCTAATTCAGCTTGGCAGGGAACAATACAAAACAGCACTGGCGATATAGTCGTCGGCGCTGAAATCTCAGTCTATGACGAGGGTACGGGAACGCTAGCGACTATTTTCTCTGATATCGGCGGCGCTGCGCTATCTAATCCGTTTTTCTCAGACAGCAACGGCTTTGCCCAATTCTACGCTGGCGCTGGTCAGTATCGAATCACGGCGACCGAATCCGGCTCTGGCTTGTCTCAGACATGGAGACACGTTCGCTTAGGCTCTGGCGGTTCAACGGACACAGGCACCGCTTCGGATGAAGTCCCACTAAACTCTGCCCTAGCTGACGTTCTGCGTGATAGCGACATAGGTCAGACAGTGGCAGGACTATCATCGCCTGGCGCTACTAACTGGGATGGTGGAAACCTGTTAAATACAGCCCCCGTCCCTGTAAATGTGAATAGCGGCACAACTTACACCCTCCCCGCTGGCGGTAGCTGGGATTACTGGCTTCAAGGTTTTTCCGCTGGACAATTAATGGCTGGAAGCTGCGTGTCAGGTAGGGCGGCTGGCGGGAGCGAGGTTTACAACAACCCCGGTGCTGTTTTCATTCGTGGCTGGGCAAAGAGGATTTTATGATGATCAAGGTTCAATTAGATGTTAGTGGAAACTTCACGATTGACGACTACAACTACGCGCCAGAATGCGCCAGACAAGATGAGTATTTAGAGATAAAATCTCATTTCGAGCAGGACAATTCTGATAAGTTCGAGTTTCTGCCGTATGTCGCGCCAGTCGCACCTGAGCCAACAAAACAGCAGCAAATAGACGCACTGGAAGCGAAGCAGACAAAAAGAATGCTGCGCGGCGCTGTT